GACCTATTTGCAGATATTAGAAAATCGATAGAAGTTAGATTGGGGTCTAATTGGACGACCACAGCTATAGCTCATGACAATGGAAGTTATGATCCAACTCCAAATACAGCTTTCATACGAGTAATTATAGATGAGGTTGATTCAAAACAAGTAACTTTAGGAACTACTCCATGCCATCGTGTTATTGGATTGATTCATATAATGATAATGGTTCCAGTTGGTACAGGAACAGCAACAGCACGGAGTTATGCTGACGATTTGACGGATATATTTAGAAATGCAGATTTCTCAGATATTAAATGTCAGTCTCCAAGAATACGAAGAGTTGGAGATGTTGGTGAGCATTACCAACTAAGTTTGTTAATTCCTTTTTACACAGATAAAGCTCTGGCTAATGCGACATGACAATAAGAATCGGATTTGTTTTACCAACAGCAGATGGAGAATGTCGTTGCATAAAATGTGGACGGCTATTGGCAAAGGTTAAAGCTGTGAATCTGTTTGCAAGAATAGAAATTAAATGTCCACGGTGTAAAGTAGCCAACACATTTGAAATTAGTAAAAATGAACAGCAAATCACATAGGATGTATCTATGTGTGGCTGAACACACAGCCATATAGTGAGGGCGACTGACCACTCACTGAACCCATGATTACAAATTATGTGGATGTGTCTGAGCAACAGGATGTACGTAAAATATAGGCGCGGCGGAATGAACGTTATAACTAATAAATTTAATAGCATGGTTCGAACCTCCTTGAAGGTCAATTTGGTATTAATCGATTTTGCTATCAAGGAGGGCACAAATGGATAGTAACAGAACCGCCCTATACTATGGAGAGGAGTACACTTGGGGCACTGCCGCTACTTGTACGTATCAAGAGCTGCGATTCACAGGTGAGTCGTTTGCCTATAATATAACGAATGTGACAAGTGGTGAAATTCGTAGTGATCGTCAGATTACTGATTTGATTCAAACGGATGCAGACACAAGTGGTGGATTTAACTTTGAACTTAGCTATGATTCTTTTAATGAGTTGTTGGAAGGTGCATTGTGGAGTGACTGGTCAACTCCACTGGCAATTTCTGCTTTAGGAATTGGTATTAATGTATCTGGAGTATTGAGTGCTGGAGCTGGTGCTACGAATGATACAGCAAACTTTTCACTTGCCACAGTAGGACAGTGGATCGAACTGCGTGGTAGTTCAAATACCACAAATAATGGCTACTACCAGATTACGGCAAAGTCAAGTTATGCGACCATAACCGTATCTCCTGTACCTGATGCTACAGTAGCTTCTGGAGCTGATACAATTACCATTAAGGGGGCATACCTGAGAAATGGAACGACCGAACACAGCTACACCGTAATTAGATATCATGGTGGTCTTGCTGCAGATCAGTACTTTACATTCTTGGGACAGTCAATTAACTCATTTAATTTGTCTGCACAGGCAGGTGCAATTCTAACAGGTAGTTTTGATTATATTGGAAAGAGTGCAACACTGACGCAAACTTCTGCTGCTGCTGCTGCTGCAACGGCTGCTGGTACAACTGAGGTACTTAATGCAGTTAGTAATGTTGGCGAAGTACGTGAAGCAGGAAGTGATGTATCAGATTGCCTCGTTCAGGGTATTGATTTTACTTTAACCAACAATATACGCGGCTTGAAAGCTTTAGCTGTGTTAGGTAATTGTGATATCGGAGTTGGTAAGTGTGATGTTACGGGTACTTTAACTGCTTATTTTAAAGATGACAGTTTGTATGATAAGTACTTGGCCGGAACTCCAACATCCATATCTTACAAAGTTGAGGATGCTTCTGGTAATGCCTATATTTTTGATTTTCCACAGGTTGAATTTGAGTCTGATGGAATAAATGCTGGTGGGCAGGATCAGGATGTAGTGGAATCACTTGGGTTTAGGGCGTACAAAGATCCGACTTACGGATATACTATTCAAATCAGTAAGTTTGCTGCTTAATTGATCTTTGCCCTGTAGGGTCAAGCAGGTTCCTCCTTTCCTCAACTGATGTGCCCCGTGTTGGTTGAGTTTTTACTTGTTTGACCCTACTTTTTTAACTTTTTGGAGGTAAACAAATGGCGACTGTAATTATTGAACAGTTTAATCCTAAATCTGGTTGCTGGAATAAGATAGCTGAAGTTGATAGAGACGAGTATGATCCAGCAGCCCCTGTAGAAAACAGGTATAACGGTCCCTACAGGACAAGGGTTGTTGGTGAAGAAGTTAGTGTGGAAGAATTCTTTGGTGAAGCAGAAGATGAAATACCAGAGGAAATTCTAAGGGAAACCATAAAAGAAGTAGCTGAACACTCATTCTTTGATTGGAAAGAAGAGTAATTGATGGATGGCTATTGTAACCGTTGAGCAATTTAACCCGAAATCTCAACATTGGAATAAACTATACAAAGTGGAGGAATCTGATTTCGATCCAGATCTTCCAATTGAGATCAACAGATACAACGGGCCTTATAGGTACATATTAAATGACATGGCATATTTTCTTGGAATGCCAAGAAAATTAAGTGGGTGAGCTTGAATTTGCTCACCAAGTTTGGTGAAAATTATTTAAAACGGGGAGAAGAAAAATGGCTGATGTAAAAAAGTTGTTTGGAACTGATTCAACAAAAGAGCAGGAAGGTGTTTGGTATGACATAGCTGAAGGGCTGCGTATGAAGATTGCAAGAATTGGAAATCCTCTCTATCAGAAGAGATTTCAGGCGCTCATTAAACCATACCGAAGATCTGTTCGAAGAGGAACACTTTCAGATGACGTTGCCGAAAAGTTGCTTGTACAATGTCTATCAGAAACAATCGTTTTGGATTGGGAAGGTGTTGAGGATGAAGGAGTGGAAATTCTTTATTCCAAAGATGCTGCTGTCACTCTGTTAACCAAATATCCTGAATTACGAAATTACATTAATGACATTGCAAATGAGTTGGAAGGGTTTCAAGAAGAACTTAATGAGGAGGCAACAGAGAATCTAAAAAAGTAATGGGGTGGCATCTCAAAGCCTCAGAGAAAATTGGAGAAAAGGGACCAGATGGGCATCAGCAAACGATACGAGAGTGGGCAGAAAAACTGTATGCTGATGGCCTGCATAAAGAATCAAAATTAATATTGGATCTGGATGACGAACCTGAGTTATTTGAAGATCTGGCCCCTTATTGGGGTGCCTACCATGTGTTGAGTTCCTCACGGAATGTTGGAATGGGAGTAGGGGCAATTCCA